CCGGGGTTTCCCCCTTTCCCTATTGACGCGGAGCGCCTAGATACGCGTTTGAAAATATTACCACCCCGCACTCTTTCGAGAGGAGCAGTGTTGTAGATATATGATAACCGTATCAAATACAGTTAGTCGTCCTGGAATAAGTTTTCATCTTTAAATAGTTGATCTATTCCTCAAGGACTTAGGCAAGACACAACTGGAAGGGAACCATGTTCCCACCTACTTTGGGTTATCCAAGAGCCGGCATACCTAATCAGTCTAAAGTCTTAACATTGTTTAGCTCGCGTTTATTTTAGCGATACTAAGCTAAGACCGTTTAACCGCTGTATGATCACCCCTTGACTTCTACGTTCGTATACTAAGATTATTCGTCTTAATAACCCTGCGTAGCGTTTATGTGATCTGGTTGGGCTTTAATCCCTCAACTAGTTACTCGGCAAAGATTGAGTCTAGTGCGCCAGTGCTCTAAGGAGCCTTAAGTTCCAGATAGGTCTCTTCTAACTTTCCGCCAAGAACGCCATCGAGCGAGCCATTCTCCTCCTCTGACAAAGTCAGTAGGACGAGGTGACTCACGTCGTATAGTAAGATCAGGAGCTAATCCCAAACCATCTATATCTTTCTCCAGAGTTTCAATTCTGGTTACTAAAACGGCTAACCGATCTAATGAAAGATCGGCTTCTATTAAGGAAGTTAAGTCTGTTTCGAGTCCTCGTAGTTCACTATGTAGGTCAAAGAAAGAATCTCGATAGCAAAATTCTATCATACCCATCAGAGATCGTAATTGATCTTGTGATAAGGTTCCCGGGTCCCGTACTAGCCAGATTGCATCTGGGTTCGCACGTACCGCCCGAGGCCATACTGACCCTGAATACTTAGGGTCCCCAACGAATAAGAACTTAGGCAACTGCCACGGTTCGTATTTGGAGGTTCCATAATGAGCCCTAGTTCTATCAACTTCAACTAATTTAGTTAAAGCTTTCGCCCGCGGTAATAAATCAATTACTCGTTGACGAATTGACGCAGCCAGATCTTTAATCCAGATATCATCCGGATATTTAAAGTCTGAGCCGCCAGAGGCCATCCAATTAAGGAGGTCTCCTTCGAACCCAGGTCCTCCAGGTCCGTAGTAACTAACTACGTACCCTTGGAGGCGACGAGGTAATACTGACCATGGTTGGTTAATCCGAGAAATGGATCGGTAACCGAATCCCAAGAGAGCTAAACCTTGAGATAAGGTTAGTTGATACTTTCGTACCAATTCCAACCACGCTGGCAATGAACCAGCAGCAGAGAGGACTTCGAGCAACGCAAGGGGCCCTACAGAGAAACCTCCGTAGTAGACCCGCTTAGCGAACTCTAGAACCCCTCGCCCCGAAGAATCATGAACTGATTTAGAGAGTTGGATTCCAACTCCTAAACCCGACATAATTTTCAGGTAGGTATCGGCTACTAGCCGGTCAGCTATAACTATGTCATCTCCTAAGAGAGCATAGTCCTCAAACCAGTCATCACCAGAAACCCGCCCGGACAAAGCTGCTGCCATCTGCACTATAGCATGATGGGTCATAGCAAGCATTGCCCAAGATGTTAAGGCACCCATAGGTTGCCCAACTGCGTAACGTATAAATCGATCACCTTCGTAATCAGGACTTAAAGCCCTAGAAGGCAATACATAGTCACGACCTACCATCAAACTCATCCATAGGTTAGCCCCATGAGCGGTTATCAACCGACTCAGGAGGACACCTTGAATGAGGATCGGTAATCGATCCGTGGCAGAGCTAAGATCCAAAGACCAAAAGCGTCTGTGCCCTTTAGACTGTAAAAGTTTAATAGGAGCAAGTTGATCGAATGTTCCATCTTGAGGGATTACCTTCAAGATCTCGAACAGGTAATCATGCAACGGCTTCATTGCCCATTGCGTGAAACAGTCTACCATAGCAAATACACGGATTTTACCCGCAGGTTCATCTTTTAAACCGAGTTTACCAATATCAGTAGGCATATTACATGCCTCCTCCGTTAATAACGAAGGCGCTACTTTACTAAATTCCTCCAACCAATTGAGGAATCTCGTATTTCGGGTCATTTGTAACCAATCCTTAAGGAAAGGAAACAAATCTGATCTGGACCAGGCTATAGCTGTACGAATTATACCAAATGGCGACGTAGACAGATATAAATCACTCGTTGGTGTTGACCGCGGAATGAGAAAAGGTGAAACACGAAATCTGGATAGTAGAGTGAGGGGTGATTTTAAATCATCCTCGTCTACAGCTTGTAATTTAACAAGTTTTCTCCAGAACTGACTAGAAAATCTAGACCAGTCAGGAAGGAAGCCCGAAAGCTCTCTTCCAGCATCGGTTATTGAAGAAAATGATAACTTTCCTGGAAACTCAATTACTCTATAAATAGAGAAGAGAGTAAACCAGTATCGTATGATAAGGATATCCCCAGCAGCGATCCGTCTTCTATGAAGAACGGGTATCACTGTAGGAAGTCCCAACATCCCTCTTCTAACTCTTGGAGTAGAAGGAAAGGAATCAAGATCTCTTGCTATGGATTGAGCCAATGATGTATTCAAGACTTTTAGGGTTATTACTAACCCTTTAAGGCCTTGACATCGGCCCAGGGATGAGCACCAAGACATGTAACGGATAGCTGGTTTTACAAAACCAAGACGCATATATCCTAACCGTCCACGAACCTGAGCAATCAGGAACGTAAGGAACGGCCGACCTTGATTTCTCAAGATCATGGCACCAACAGCTGCTAATATATTCTCAAGTTGCGAACAAATAAATAATTTTATTGTCACGCGTTGGAATTATTAACATCATTGGACTCGGTTTCCTCTTGCGAGGGCCGCAGCCACCTTATTCAAGGAGACGGATGTTTCGTCTGAGGCTTCAAACTAACTATCCACCAGAAGTGTCGACATCGATCACACCTTTATCCATTACCTATTACAGTAATGTCAAAGGCATCGATTCAGTATCGACTAGGACCCCGCCCTTAGGCGACCTATCAATACCATACCCCACCCACTTAAGGGTGAACCATGGCAAGTAGTATCACCGTATAGGCATTTCGTAATCGGAATACCGACCCTATCCTATTCTACTTCCTTAGGAATTAGAGAGACCTCACATTTCAAACACTTAGTATGGTCCAAATCAACCATCGAGAGTTAGGGTGTGAGCCTTTCCCAATGTTGCCCGCAACGGGCATTGAGCTTACATACCAGTTATTTAAAACGGAATAATTACCGTAGGAGAACCTAGATCCGCGATGCTGAACTAACAGCTACGCTTCTCAGA